GTCTCGGTGACCGGCGGGCCGCCCGATCCGACCCCCCTCCCCCCCTGTTGGCGATTGACTGATATAATTTTACAAACTGCACGATTCATTTGCGTTTTCATAAAGCATTAATAATCAGCTATTTAATATTTACACTAATTTCGTGCAAGAATGATTATGTCTAATTCTCCTTGACTGATTTCTTATTGAGATTACTTTCTCAATTGCTTACACCGATAAATATTTAAAAATTGAAAAGTTATTCGTGCATTAGTTTTTATGCCTACTGAAAAGAAGAGAGTTGCGATAGAAGCTGATAACCTTCCAGCTAATCTTGCAGTAGAGGAAACCTGTCCAGCGATCTACACCGCTCAAGGTTTATTCGATAAGAGACCAGGTGACTATGCAAAGTTGGTTCAAATGCTTACGGATGGAATACCGGTCACTCGGATCAAGAAAGAGTTGAAAGTATCCCACAATACTATCGCTGTGGTTCGGTCTCGAGAGAAAGAGGTGATCGAGTCCTCGAAGAAAGTAATGAGAGGATTGATCGGCCATGCTTCACAGCTTGCAGTCGAGAAGATGATCGAGAAGCTGGACAATGATGAAATACCAAACGGAGTCCTACCAATCGCCACAGGCATCCTAATCGACAAGCATCGCCAATACGAAGGTGAACCGACTCAGACTATCGAGGTGAAGAAATCTTTATCCCTCGATGAGATCCGAGCAGAGCTGGCGAACCTAAAGGATGAAAAAGTTATTGATGCTGAGGTCACAGATGTTTAATAGATGAGCATGGAAGATTTCCCTTGGAATAAAGAACCCGATCTAAAGACACCGGCTAAAGAATATGCTGAGTGCCACAATTTGGATTTAGCTGAGACCGAAAAGAAATTTGAAGAGGCAAGGCAGAAAGTCAGATATGAGATGAATCCGATATTAGACCCTAACTTTGAATCTTCTGATTCGGATACCGACATATAATTCCATATATAGCGTTTAAATCGCCACACAGGACGCTCAGAGCGTCTTTAGCCTCCGATCTATATAATCTACCACGCTAGGGTATAAGGCCGCCAATCCCGCCATTCCTCTGGAATGCCCTCCTTGCTGTGATTGGATTTAGTCTGAGTGATACCGAGTCTAGTATTATCTGATGATTATATTTAACTCTAACCGGTATAATATTTTGAACGAGTGAATGGGTAAGCTGAGTGATACCTGTTCTGCCGGTTAATCGGTTAAGCTGATGATTGATTTTATTCTCCCAATCGAGTGAGCTTGTAGGCTGGCAATGTAGTGGGACCTGGTACGTGCCGGCTTCAGCGGATGGGCTGTTAGCCTGTGTGGCCGGCTACGGGCCACAGGCATAAGCGCGAAGCGTCCCACTACTAACAGCCTGTTCCACCTACTGAGAGTAGTGTGTGTTTATATATTATATAGGGCACACACTACCACTCTTCTGACTATTTAATTGCACTTATTCTGCTTTTAGCTTTAAGCTTCAGAGAAGTAGGTAGTTTGAATTGTTTGGACCATCCTTTTCGATCTCAATTTGGTCTTTCGTCATCTTCAAAATCTTATCAAATCTTTCCCTGGTGACCTTCGTTATTGGTTTGCTTTTGGAGTAATTCAATTGCTCTGTTTTTTCCGGCAATCGGTTTATCCTTTAACAGCTCGAGGAACTTATCGCATAAAGCCTCATTAATCTTTTTTTGGATTGAGGAGGTTTGTCCAGGCTTTCTGAATTTAGCCTCGAGGTCGGGTTTATGCTCGAAAAGGGGGAAGGTTTCAGCGGAAAATTCGAGGACTTTTGGAGGTGAGAATGGGCAGTTTCGGGAGGTGGTTTCGAGGATAAGATGCTCCTCTTCCTCATGGGAGGTGAGGGTTAGGATGGCATCAGGATCTCTTGCGAATACACCTGATCCGCTTGCTCTATCGATATGATCGGTTTCTGACTTGTTACCCTTGGAGAAGTGGTGGGCAAAGACTATTGCGGCTCCGGTTTCCTCGGAGAAATCTTCGATCAGATTTACGATTTCGCCTACCGCCTTGGCATCATTTTCATCTATACCGGTTGCCAGCTTATAGTATGGATCGAGGATAATAAGGTCGTAGTTTCTCCTTTCGACTCGAATCTTGGTTAGGAGATCCAACAATTCTGTCCGATGCCCTCGAAGTGGCCAATAGTCCAAATAGTAGTTTTTAGGTATTTCTCCCTTTAAACATGGCCTTAGCTACTCGCTTTATCCGATCCGTACCGAAGTATTTCTTTAACTCGAAGTCGAGGTATAAGACTTTACTCTGCTTAACCGGCATCCCCAGCCACGGCATCCCACTGGATGCGGCGATGGCCAAGTTAATCAAACTCCAAGTCTTACCGGCTTTCGAGGAGCCTGATATAATCATCTTACATCCCTCGTGGAGGCATCCCTCGATAATCTCTTCCAGCTCATTGGCTGGGTTCGTGGCGAACTCCATGCATTGACCGAACGACATAATGTCGGGTAATGGCTTGGGATCGTCATTCCTCGTCTCTATTGATCGGTTTGGCATATTCGTGACAGTCGGGCTGTCGAGCATATATTCCAGTTCGATGGCTTTAAGCTGTGCTTTATAGTATGGATCGTTTTCAGGTCTCATCTTTATTATTTGGTTTTATGTTATTTTTGATTAATGTTAAAATTATTTGGGGCTTTAAATTTATGTCATTTCTGACAAGCAAAACAGCATCCCCTTCGGCTAACCGGTCAGCCATATGCATCGCTTTAACGGGCTTAATTCCTAATTTAATAAACCGTCGTACGATGGTTGCTTTGAGGAGTGTATTAATCATTCCCGCCAAAATAGAATGGGTTGAATGGCGGAATACTTCTCGCCCTTCTCAGTCTTCGGCTTTCTCGTTCCCCAAGGGAGTCGGACTAATCCGAGGGGTGAATTATAAATCGATGGATCGGCTCCGAGCTTCATCGACATATGTTTAAACTGATCAGCCTTACCAGGTATCCAGTCGTACCAGCAGTGAAGACTCTGACCGCCTGAATCGACTATCATCTTTAATGGACAGATTGCTTCGAGGGCAAGTGCCGGTCCAATCTGTTCTGCCTTTGTCCATGTTGGATCATCAATTTCGTGGACTAAGTACATCCGCTCGCCGGCATTCTCCTTTTGCCGAGGACCGATATCCTTGAATGGATTGTAGGAAATGTATTCCATCTGCCCTACCCCTTGGGAGATGCCCCAATCGCCCGCTGACTTGATCATGGTATTATATTTATCTGCCTGGATATTTATCCACTGGTCGGGCTTAAAGAGTTTGGAGACCGCCTCCTCCGCATTCAAAGGAATGGCGGAGGAGCGTAGTTGTAGCATTTCGAGATCTTCGGGCTTACCTTTTGATTTGGATGATATACCAGTATCAATAGATACTTTCTTGGATGGACTGATAATCTTCTCGCCTGAAAGGATTTGATATGCACCGGTTAATGCGTTTCGGATCTCATTTGGCTGGAGTGGTCGGCGGGTAAATTCTTTGGCTACCTCGAGGCAGTAGTCATGTGCCTTTTCAAGTCTGATTGGATGCATGGCGGCACGGAGGGTTAGGCGGGCAATAAAGGTATGGTGGCCAAAGTCTCCTTGCGGGAGTCTGGTCGAAGAACCCCGCCATATCTGCTGATAGGATTGCCATTAGTCGGTACCCTCTTCCTCTTATAAACTGATGTATGTAGTCGTCAGTTACCTATGGCCTGAGATTCTATCTGAGAAATAGTCTCTGTGTATCCCCGTCTTTCGCCAGATTTCGTTGGAAATCCCATCGTGTCCTCGGAATTTCTGAAGCATATTCCTGAGCTTGGCATCGTTGCCATCTTTTGGATGTTCTTAGCTTTTCCATCCTCCCACCGACACCCATTGATCGATCATACCCTTGGAAGTCCCGCCTCGGACACATGGGTATCATTCATCGGGTCATATCCTTTCCGAGAATGGATACGATTTCCGTAACCTCATGGGTATGTCCCCATCTTCTAATCGCCCATGCTCGTTAGGAAATCGGATGTCATCAAAAACGATAGTTTTCTTACCGATGTATGGCTGTGCTATTTTATAGGCTATATCCACCCATACATTCGGATAGACTTTTTCCCTCCCCCATTCTGTGCCGAGAGACTGTAAAAGTCTTCGGGCATTTAATTCTGCTGGGAATTGGGGGATTGGTTCTTCCTTAAAATTTAAATACTTCTGACCAGGTAGTATGACCTTCAGCATTTCTTTTATGGGAGTGGCGAAGGATAAAATGACCGCTCCCTCGATGGTCTTGGCGTAAGTGGATTTACCAACGCCCTTGGGGCCGCATAGGCCGATTATTTTTGGTTTCATAGTGTGTAGATTAGTGATTCGATTAGTGTTAAAACTACTGCAAAAACGATGTAGAAAAACATCAGCGTGGCTAAAACGAACAGGACGATAAATCCGATGGTTTCGAGGAATTTCATGGCCTATTTATTTTGTAAATATTAAGCATAAACTCGTATAATTTGACACAATCAGCTACATGACCCTCTCCAATATTTCTAATGGAGATAAAAGCGGATTCAGGTGTATTAGCTTTTCCTACGAACTTAAAAAAATCAAAGACTGAGGCGGAACGAACCCCGCAATGTTCACATGCCTTTTTAGATGATTCTAATTTCCTTAATATATTTAATGTAACCTTTTTAGGTACTACCCATGTCTTGCCATCTATCATTAATTTTTCACCATGCCATTTGGAAAACGGGATTGTTTTTAATTTCTTTTTGCGTTCTTTATCCATCAGTAATGCGTTTTTATTTCCCCCTCTGCCGCCAAGGGTAGTCCTGGCAAATAGAGAGGTTCTTCGGTTAATAGTTTGATCATTAAATCGAGTGCCGCTTGTCCCTCATTCTCCGCAACTTCGACTGTGACCGAGTCGTGGACATGGAGGACAACAGGGAGTCCAGCGGCTTCAATCTTGAGAAGCGAATCCGCCATAATATCTCTCGCTGTTGCCTGGACTAGGTTCTCGGTAAGTAAGCCCCCATATAATTTCATCGACCCTTGCCCTCTTACCTTCTGACCGGTTAATTCTCGGCCATTATCTTTTACATTAAAATATCTGATCACATTGCCGGATCTCATGTGCATCACTGCACACTCGGGAGTCTGCCTTGCCTCCTCTCGGATGTGGTCTTCACACTTTTTCCAAAGCTCGACAATTTTTGGATTCTGCTGGCGGAAATCTTTGACCTGTTTTCGGCTCTCAGAATCGGTCATTTTTAATTTCCCACCGGTCAAAGCCTGTGCCACTTGGCCGAATTTCTTTGGTCCACATCCATAGCCCAATCCGAGAACACGGGCTTTACATAAGTGACGAAGTTCGGGGGCTAAATCCTTCATTGGTTCATCCTCGTTGTAAAGTCCAGTCGCTCGGCCATGTGCCTCGTATAAGTCGATCCCGCCTCTGACCAAACCAAGGAAATCAAAGTCCCCGCAAAGATAGGCCAATACCCTCGGCTCGATTTGCGATAGGTCGGCCGAGACCATGACTCGGCCTTTACCAGGAGTCAGACATTTCTTGGCCGATGTACCTTCCACCTCGTCCCGAGGAATGCCCTGAAAGTTTAATCCACCCGCTCCACTCCATCGACCGGTATGCGGCGCACCGCAGTACTTCAGACGGGTGGAAACTCGATGGTCGGGTCGGACTCGAAGGATCATAGCGGTGTAGGTTTTATTGGCCTTATTCGCTTTTCTCCATCGGCTCATTGCATCAAGGATTGGGGCATATTGTGGATTCCTAGCCTTCCATAAAATGGTTTCCTCATCACCTTCATTGGTGGAGACGGGAGGCTCGACATTCTGCATCTTTAAATAATCTGCCAATGCCATCGGAGATGTTGGCTCCCCGCCCTGTGGACCGACCCAAGGGAGAAAGTCTTCGACCTCTTTCATAATCTCCTTGGTCTTATTAATATACTCCTGGCAAAGTTTCTGATCGATTGCCATCCCTCGGCTTGCAGTCCTTCGGGTAAATGCGGAGAGTAAAAATTCTTTTTCGGGGAACGAATCTTTCAGTTCATTATAAATTCGAATACACGCTCGGGAATCCATCAGTGCATACTCCTTAAACGATTCATTTCCGAGGATCTCTTCGGGTCGAAGTCCGCTCATTTCATTGCGGGCATCCTTATTCAACTCCTCGCCAAATAATTCCTTATAACATCCCGCCAATGACCTCGGCAACTGATGCCAGCTCGCCATATCCGCCGTACAAATCCATTCCTTCGGAGTAAACTGTGGCATCTGCCCCCTCGCCATTGCCATTCGACAGCATACCGAATCAAACTCGGCATTATGGGCGCATATCGATTGTCCGTTTAAGATATCGACCGGTAAGTCCTCGGGATCGCCAACCCACTCAAATCCATCATCGGCTACCAGGCTGACAATGGTCACCCGAAAGTCAGGGTGCTTGGCAAATCGGTCGAGTCCCATCGTGGCCACCGAGTACTGCTTGGACCAAACTGTTTCTACATCCAGGGCGATCAATTCCGATCCTCCTTTAAAATTGTTTCTGCGGACATCACCGCATTCTGTAGAGTCGGATATTCAAGGACTGGTAAGTCGGGGGTATCAAAGGTCACCGCCCAAACCATCTTATCCAAGTCGAGTAGGATGTCCGCCTGTCTGCTCCCCACCTTTACGACTACTTTCTCACCTCGAGGTAAGCCTCTGCCCATTTTAAAGTCTGTATTCATTTCTCCCCCTTCATGGGTTTAAGCTCAGGTGCTACTGCCGGAGCCTTGGTTGTCATTATTGGCGTGTTATACCCATGTGGGTTGGTTAGATAGCCCTTATGATGAAGGGGCTGTTTGAGTTGTTTCTGCATTTTATTTCGTTTCATTTAATACCTTTCCAATCTGTTTCCCTATCCACTCAGCCACATTGACAGTGACGGCGTTGCCTTGCTGGCGGTATCTAGGTCCATCTGCCTGTTTGACCACCTTGCCGGTCGCCTTCCACTCGTTCCCCTCAAGGATCAGTTCCATCTTTTCCGATGTCCAATTATCGGGGAATCCCTGTAGGCGTTCGCATTCGATTGGAGTCAGTCTGCGGACTGTTAAGTTTTCTGTAACTGCGGTAAATTCTGTAGTGCTTGCAGAACCTTCTCCATGCCTATTAGGCCCACTGTGAGCCATTAAAGGTGGAACTACTTCCTTGCACTCCCTTGCTTGACCATGACTTACATGAGCCACCCCCACGCCTTCCCCGCCTTGCTGGCTACGCAGAGTTACCGATACATCCTCGGAAGCCTTGGGGGTTGTGTCTCCGTTCCATGAGACGACTTTAAATTCCGATCCGCAATGCTGGCATCCATCGTCAGGCAAATCATAATAAAAAGGGTAGGTCCATTCCCCACACTTATCGCATTTGATTTCCCCGTGATCACATCCACATCCACTAAAAATTTCCAAGTTACACTCTTTGCAGATAAATCCTTCTTCTGTTTTTATAACAGACTCACCATTCGGCCTACGAAGAATCATGTTAAATCCGTCAGCCCTACTATAGTCATGGCAAGTGGTCTCAAGAGTATGTGCTACATCTTGGATACCCTCTCCAACGCCTTTTGTAGCATCTCCGGCAGTTCCTTTCCCCGCTTCTCGGCTCGGCGCAGGATACCCTGGCAGGCTTTCGGTGATAGCGAGTATTTCGTCAACGGATTCGCCTCCAAAATCTGAGACAATGAACACGCGCTTCCGTCTTTGGGCCACTCCGAAATATTGGCTGTCCAAAATTCTGAATCCGACCTCACTAGCCCCGCAGTCGAGTAGCTCTCGGATGCACCTTGCAAGTGCAAGGCCATCGTCTGCGGACATGAGACCCCTAACATTTTCTGCCAGTGCAAAGCGTAGCCCGCATCCTCGGGTTCGCAGTTCCCGAATAAGTCTAGTTGCTTCATAGAATAATCCTGATCGTTTTCCATCTAATCCCTCTCTTTTACCGGCCACGCTCAAGTCCTGGCATGGAAATCCGTATGTTATAAAATCCGCATCGGGCAGATCATCCGCCGATACTTTTGATACATCGCAGAACAAGGGAACATTCGGCCAGCGATGCTTTAATACACCCGCCGCATTCTTATCCCATTCCACTTGGGCAACACATTCATGCCCCGCCTGTTCCATGCCGAGATCTATCCCGCCACAACCAGCAAATAAACTGATAAATTTAGCCATCTTTCTTCCTCCCTTTGTTTCTGAAATCTAATTCATGCTTGGCTTTTGGGCGGACCCTCGGAATCTTGGTCCTAACGATCCGCCCATTGACATAAGCCAGTTGGTTCTTCGTCCAAAAGAGGTCGTAAGCCTGTTTGACCTCGAAATGGAAACTGTACCAAGCATCCGGATTCATTCCCCTAAGTATTTCTCTATTTCCTTATCTACCTTGCGGAGATCCGCCGTTATCAGATTTAATACATACCTGGACACGCCTTGTTTCTGACTATAAGACCGCCTTTTCAAGGCTTCCTTAATTTTATCAGGCATATTCACGCAGATATTAGTCTCCATCACCGAGTCGGGCAGGAGGTAGCTCTTACTCTTGAATCTCTTCATCTTCTTCCTCCTCTTCAGGTTTTGGATTCCGCCAACCTTCTCCCCGCCTTCTCCGGCGATCGGCAATGAGTTCGTCATGATACTCGTCTGAAATATCCTCATCCATTGTTGGCATGGGTTCGGGGGTCATAATTCTTTAAGGACCGCCAAACCGAGCAGATCGAACGAAAAACTTTCCATGCTTCGGATAATTCTTCGGGTGAGTATTTCACCACTTCAAATCTGCTCGGTTCGGTCGAACTGATAAAACAATTGGCTCCATGAACTCGAAGGTTCAGAACTTCATCTTCTCCCCAGTATGTCGCCGCATAAGCGGCAATCTGATGGACCTGAAAGTCGTAAGGAGACACTTTCACTCCTTTCTTCGTCTTACGAGTTTTCCAGTCCACGATGAACTTCTGTCCTTCGCCGCCTAGTCCGACAATATCAACAGTCCCAGCAAATCCATGATCCTTATTGACCAACATCTTCTCAAACTCGATAAAGTTTAATCCATGCTGTTGCTTCCAATCGAGAGCGGGTTGGATGTATTCCAATAACTCATCCGGTATATGCTTCCCTTTCCAATAGGACTCGATTGCATCGTGAACTTTAGTGCCAAAGTCTGCCGCTTCTTCGACAGGCTTTTCATGCATTACTAAGCATCTATTTGTATATTCTTCAATAGTTTCGCCGGCTTTTCTTGGGTTCTCAAATGCAATGCGGAGTAATTGATCATATTTCCAGCGGTCAAGACCTGGCTTTGCAAACAAACCAAGAAGAGTTGTAACCGATGGGTATAATCCCAACTTCTTGGCATCTCGAAGAGTTGTATTCCGTTCACCATCTCCCTTGGCGAGAGGCATGGTGTGCATGGCCTTCCCTTCGGAAGTGTACCAATGCCCTCCACTACCTCTTTTCGGTTTTTCTTGTAGAATAGCCACGGATTACCTCCTTTCCGCATCGGTATAAAAAGTATACCAGGTGGATTCCTCTTTTCAGATATTTCATTTAATCTGCTCTCCCACCTTACGGATTATTGCCCCAAACTCTCGGTCGCATTCGAGGAAGTCCTCAATTCGTTTGCAAGTGTGCGTGACATTGGAATGGTTGCGGTTAAAAATCCTTCCCGTCTCTTCCACTCCTTTAATCTGCCGAGTGAAATAAATAGCGATCTGACGGGCGAGGGAGACCTTTTGAGTCTTCCCCCGCCCCTCGATCTCATCTACTTTCACCCCCACAGTGTTAGCCGAAATCCGTTTAATATCTTCAATCGTCATGCTCATAGAACCATGTCGGCCATTATTGCCGCCCATCCGATGATTAGTAATATAGCTATCGGGTTCATCTTAGAAAGGTACATTTTCAGGTGCTGGACCGGTGAACTGTGTTCCCATTGTCTGCTGTTGCGGAGCGGGCTGTTGTACAGGTTGCTGTACGGCGGGAACCGGTTGGGGCTGATCAACATTCACAGTCGTATTAGTTTGAACCGGCTGTTGCTGAATCGGAGCTTGCATCGGTTGAACCGGTTGAACCACGGGAGCCTGTTGAATAGGTGCGGGTGCTTCGTCCCCTGTTGGGATGACAAATCTTGATCTGTCAGGTATCTGTGCTTCCATGCCCGCCATTACTGGCATAATGGCCGTGATATCTGCATACTCCCGATTTTTTTTGCTAGTCTTATGCATGATATTCAGAGTTGCTCCCTTACCGACCATGCTCTCGGTATCAAATCCGCCAAATGGCATTGTCCCGTTCCAACTCGTTAAAGTCTTAAACAACTTACTCTTTTCGTTTAAGCTGATTGTCATTTCACCGGTTTGAATCATTGTCCCATCGGGAAGGCCGAATAAAAAACGGCAGAAGTTCTTCGTTTCAATTATGCTCGGATCTTCGTAGGAAGGTCGCTGAATGTTCATTGAATCCTTAACTGCTAAACAGACTGCAAATGTCTGTCCTTGTGGGGCGAGTGTAGTTAGAGGCCAACCGGTTATAGGTCCGCTTCCGTTAGATGATTGCTGTAATATTGCCATGATATGTATTTGTTTCTATCTCCATTTTTACGGGTGGAGGCCCATTGTTATTGATTAATAAGAAAGTGTCTTAAAATGAGGATCGCATCGGCAGTCTTGAGGGTTATCCTCCCATTGGTATTGGGGAAGAATCGCTTGGCATGGTTCATCAGAACTTTCTTCCGCTTGTTTGAAGTTAAGCCCTGAAGTCCGCTTAATCCTTTTTGCCATTCCTGTGGGCGGACAAGTGTGAAAGGTATTTCTGCCATCCGAAGTACCCCTTGAATAAATCCATAGTTCTCGCCTAGTTTGAATGAAGATGAGCTAGGAATCATCTTACCAGCAAAAGGCGGAACCAATTCGACCACTGCCTCGAGCGATGTGACATCGGGGTGATCTTTGAGGTCTTGAATATGCTCAACAAATTCAAAGTCCTCTCCGAGGGTATGCAGATTAATGCTGTGCAATCCACCCCAAGCGATTGCGTAACCGCCGCTTTTACCAGGATCAATTCCGATGGTGACCTTCATGCGACCTCCTCGGAAAAGATGGCAATTACTTTTCGGACATCGGAAGCTAGGTAGTGCTGACCTCTTTTCCTGATTCCGAACTCTCGCTTAAACGCATTGAGAGCCTTATCAGAATTTAATCTGAATATTTCTTTGACCTCATTCTTAGTGAGGAATAAATTGTGATATTGGTTTAAATTAGTTTCCATTTGCCGGTTAGTGTGAAACCGGCTGGAGATTTAAACCTTCCTACTTATTCAGAAAATGTGTCTGCCTAGGAAGATAATGCATATTGTGCGAAACATAATATACGCCAACCGGTATTTGTTAAGAATTTTAAAGAACTTATTCAGCCCATCCATTGCTGAACTATTCGCTTTAAAACCATATCGGCACATTGTGTCAATAAAAAGATTAAAATAAGTTAAAAAAAGTGTCATATTTTATTTTATTGTATGTTTTAACGTATATTATCTTAATCTTTTCAACTCTCTTTTAGCCCGCAATAACTTATAATAATTACTGTCGCCACGAACTTTTTTCTTCCCACGGCCAGCTTGGCCGCCAATCTGCCCCAATAGTCTAGCCGCCTCTTTAACTCTGTCCCTACGGTCAATAATCTCATAATTAATGCGTTCTCCAGTGGGTGCGATAACATAACCATGCCACTCATTATGACTGACCTCAGTTAAATAGTCCATATTCATATTCGCCCATATTTTCCACTTTCTATGTATCGCATTGGGCAGTTGTAGTTTCATATGCCTAAAATTGTGCGCAAAACACTTACGAGTCTCGCCCTTATAGTACAATGTCGCTGATAAATCATTTACCCATTTCTTCTGTCCTTTTCTCATATATATCCTTTCACTACTGCTTGCGTACAATATGGGCATAGTTATACCCATTCAAGCCCTAAATCGGACTAAATTAGACCTTTTTTAACGCAAGGGTTAGCGAAAGAAATGGGAGGCTGTTAATAGATTATTTACCGAAATCTTTCGGATAACTTAGCACCGGCTGAACTAGTATTAAGATTTACGAGCTTTCATCTCAGCATCTAGGTCTTTTAATCTTTGCCTAAGTGCTGGATCTTCTCGTTTCTTTCGGTCCATCAATTTCTTTAGTGAGGATGCCGCACCTTCAATCTGCTTGTCAGACAACTGCGATGCCAAACCATCTTCATGGTCGAAGTCATATACTTCAGGTTTCTTTTTATCTTTGGTCACGAATTACCTCCATTGCTGTATCGTAGGACATATTTAATGCATCTGAGTTTTCGCCTTTTAAAAATGCCCATATATCTTTTTCAGGATACCATAGAGTAGCTTGAAGATCCGCCGGGGTCAAGTCGATGCCTTTATCTCTTAAAGTCTTTAATGCCACATTAAATGCTTTTGTGATTACGGCTCGCTCTGCATTTGATGGAATATCAATAGGTTTTAATTTATCGGAAACAGTTGAACCAGCCTTTGCCCATTGTGGTTTTTCTTTGCCAATCGCCTCCTTTTCAATTTCCAACTTTGCGAGTTTCTTTTCTAAATTCGCTGTGCCTTTCTTTTCCTTCTTGGCGGCCTTGATTGCCTTTTTAGCTTTTGTAACATCATTACCGGCAGTCGCAAATCTTCGTTCCCACTCTTTATTTAACTTACCGGCAAATTCGTAAACTGCTTCATAATTGTCTCGGCCAATAGTATTATCTCCAAATAACCGGTTATATGCCTGGTCAGATATTTTGAAATTTGCAACTCCGTTACCTTGTACTTTACCAGTTATCGCAACCCCTTTTAAAAACTCAGGTAATTCCAATCCTGAGAATTTTCGTTTACCTACATTTTTACGGACCGAATAAATAAGCCTACCTATATCACCAGGTTTTAATTGCGTATCTAACGCTAAACCGGTTAATCGTCCAAATGTCCTTCGTAACCATAAATCGACAGTTACCGGATTATAGTTCCCTCGAAGGTTCTGAAAGAATCCTTGCCCGATCTTAGGACCGAATATTGCCGAGCCTTTAACCATATCAGTGCTGTAACCAGCTATAGAAAACTTTTTATCCCCGAAGAAACCCTTTCCCCATTCTGACAATTCTTTAACAGTAAAGTCTGTATCTAGAAATTCGTGGAGATCCTTGGCTCCCATTTTAGCCTCAGCCTGGTCATAGAGTTTTAAATTCTTCGTTATGGCATCTGCCTTTGCCCCATGCTTAATGCTGTAGTCAAATTTGCCGGTCCTTTCCTTATGTTGGTATTGTTTAACTGCACCTTTTGCATTATCCATCACCCTCATGTTCTGACTAGTGATCGATAATGCACCAAGAAACCTATCTTTAGCCTCATACTTCTGACCAATATCGGGAAAGATTTCCTCGGCTACCGCCAATGCCCGCTCAACTGCACTCGTATACCAGTCTACCGCATTGCCGGTTCTACCGAGTGCGGCTTCCCCTTCTTGTGCGAGCATATCGCCCAACCAACTTACCTGTTCCTCTGTAAAATCTTGCGCCCTTAGTGGTTCACCGAATTGATCTTCATATGATTTACGAAGTAAAGCGGCGGCCTCCTTATTATCTTTAACCATCCCCTTGGTGAAATTTGTGCCGAATGTAGGATTCGGTCCGTCCCATGATTGAACTGATGCCGGAGTTGTATCGCCTTGAGTAGGCATAAAAAGAATATTCCTCTCCCCCGCATCGAAGGTTCCCCGATTGCCGGTCGCCGATTTGATTTGTTCGGGTTTGAAGGCGACATAGATGTCGTCTAATGGACCTCCGTCATAGGTGTTTTTTATTATTACCCCATCTCGTCCATCTCTTTTTGCTTGTGCAATAATGTCGTAATAAGTGGTTTCACGATATTCTTTGCCTTTTTGATCTACTATTAAAGGATCTTGAAGTGATAGATAAGCCTCAACTTGTGCAACATTAGCCGCCGCCATGTCATCTACTTTCTCTAATGGTTCTAGTACATTTTTACGAAGTCTATTAGCCTCTTGTTCTAATTGATTTTTTATGTCGTCTTGAAATGACCCAGATTCCCATTCTAAATCGTTAATGGTGTTTTTTAATTTACTCTGTAAATCTACAACATAATCTTCAGGACTATTATTTGAAAAACCTGTTTCAAAATAAGAAGACGGGTCTAGCACACCTTCGTCAAAACTTGAAAAAGTCCCTGGTATTTTATCATCAAAAGATTCGCCTGTAAGGCTTTCAAATATTTCTTTTGTGTTTAATAGTTCGGAATAAACATCGTAGTCCAAATCTTTGGCTGAATCATAATCTAAAGTTTTTAGTCCATAGCTTTCACTTGTTTTGCCTCTTGAGAAAAAGAAACCTTCCATAGCTGATGGTGCTTTAGTGTTTCGGCCTAATTTATCAGGATCAAAGAAATTGTCCACTAATTCGCCCGAAGCTAATCCATGCTTTACCACCAACGGCTTGCCGTTCTCATCGACTACCTTGGACTTGCCGAACCACTTCTTAAAGTATGGCGAATCCTCACCCTTCTCCTGCCATAGCTTTGCGGCCTCGGCTTGCTTCCCCTTCCCCGCACCCGCTTCGGAGGCCGGCATGAAGAGTTTGTCGGGACCGCCTACCTCTTTTGTGTAAACGATACCTTTTCTTTTAGGCATTGGGTATGGCGTATTATACCTCTCAGGATTAAGCATCGGATATCCAAATTTACCTCCATCCTGAAAAGCAAAATCAGAGTCTTCATCGACTAAGTGCTTATCATAGTCTTTAGCAAATTCTGCTCTTGTCCTGTATTGAATAGGTTCTCCGATTGTGACTTCTCCAATCACTCTAGCTTCATCGCCTTTACCAGTTGTGCGTACAATCTTTACACGATTACCAATTAAATTATCAAGTGAACGAGATCTTCTAGTTTCAATAGATTTTTGACCCGACACAATAAGGTCGGCAAATTTGTTATTTAGTTCATTTCGTACATTTACCGCAGTCATTACATCCTCTGCTGGCATGAAGAGCTTGTCGGTAATCTGCACATCGGCTTCATCGAAGATTACATAATTGTAATCGCCCTCGCCCTTGGATCGGGATGAACCATCGAGGTATTTGATGCCTGGTATGCCGGCTTCTTTTAATCGCCTGGAGATTTCAGCCTCGGGCATATCTTCGAGTACATTATTGGTGATATCCCGATAGTCTTGGTCCTTACGATATTGCCAGGTATCCTCGCCCTCCTGTTCTCGTAGGAACTTCTTGAGCTTATCCTGTACCCCTTTGGGCTGTTCGCCTAAAGTCTTATCATATAGCAGATACTCGTTCTCCTTGGGGGCGAGTTCGACTTTGTAGAGGGAGCCATATGTTTCAAATTTAGCATCCTCGAAATACTTTATCGCCCTTGGATCGAAATTATTTTCCTTAAAGTAGCTGATAACATCTTGAGGAGATTCATTCATCATCAGCCTCTCAATCCCTTCCGCTATTTGATAATCTAAATTTGTGGCTTTGGGATTGCCGGCAAATCGATTGTATTCATCGTTTATCTGTCTGCCGTTAATTTTCATCTTATCGGGGTCATAGCCTAGTGCTTGCCGATAATGCTCCGCCACTTCCCTCTTCCCCGCAAAGTAAAGCCCATGCCCATAGGCTTGCGCACCCTCGCCAGTACCGATGGCCGATGTTCTGAATCTGCCCAAGGGTGCTCCTGGCTCGGCTGAAAAGGTGTGCGGTGTGCCGTGGTAGGCGGGGATGAAGAGCTTATCATCGAAGGGCGAGTAATTGTTTTTGATATTGAACCAATCAAATGCGATCCCGCTCTTGCCGGTTGGAACTAGGCCAGCCAATGCGTCCACATCGTAGGAGCGGTAGGCGTGTTGGAGTTTCTTATCCTCTAGGAGTTGGCGTAGCTTGGCATTACGAATCTGTGGAGCAGACTCAGGCTGGCCAAATACGGCGGTGACGAGTTCATTCTCGTAATTACCTTCAGGATTAATTCTACCTTCGGGGTCATCCAATGCCTGTCTTGCAACTTCTCGGGCTTGTTCGATTAACTTGTTTGGGTCTTTGGCGAATCCTTCTTTTACCAATACCTCTACATTATTACGAAGGTATGCTTCATCGATTGCATCCATTTTTAAAGATGCGGCTGACTTTGGTCCTTTTGCTAATATTCCGGTGACCTTAAATCTAACTGGCGATACCACTCTAGCCCGTAGTTCATTATCGGAATATTTACTTGGTTTACCCGAGCGGTATAGAAAATTAAGCTGAATGCGATTCTTTATAGATTCAGTAATGTCATTTATTAGAACATTAATCGTTCCTCTTGGATCGTTTCTAGTAAAAACATTTCTGAGTTCGGAAGATAGTTCTTTCCCGACAATTGATTGAGGTTTACCACTTCTTGGATTCCTTTCTGAGGACATTGGTCCTTCAGGTTGCTCATCCAATCGGTTTAGTATTTGAGATAATTTTTCTCTTATCTTCCTATTATTTATCCGAAATGCCCCAGCATCTTTTAAGGATATCCCTTGAGCGCCAAACATTCTTTCCACCGCCTGATCCGCCGATTCGCCCTTACGCACCTTAATCGCCACTCCCTTCTCAGCAAGGTCAACCTTATCCACAATCGACTTTTCTCTCTGCTTAATATAATTCTTATATAAGTTACGGACTTGTTTATTGCGTTTAAGGATGGGAGATATTGAGATGTCTAACGGGTTACCGGTATATGGGTCAACTGCACCAAACATGGTAAGCACTTTACGAGATCCATCTAAAAGTTTCTGCCTGAGAGATGGTTCGATAGTGTTAAAGATATTTGGATTATCGACCATCATCATGGCGAACTGCTCGGCTCCAATCTCTTGGGCGAGTTTATTGGCATCCATGCCTACACTGATTGACTGGTCACCGCTTTGGATGGAATCGTAACCATCTGAAATCTTTTTGGCATCTGCATTTAATTGAATCGAATCAATCGGGGAACCGGCTGAATCGGTTGTAAATGCAAACTCGAATGATTCCTCTCCTGGCTTTGCCTCGTACTGCTCTAAAATCTTTCGGGCAAAGAGTGGATCATCCTTAATGGCTTGAGTAATAAAATGATGACCAAGTTCATGGGTAAGAATATCCATTGCCTCCTTTGAGCTTCTGCCAGCATTACCATCCTGATTTACATAGATAGTATTATCGCCCATATCGTAATGAGCATTGGGTGCTTGGCGAAGGTTAGGATCGTCTTGACGAAGTAAATCTAAGTAAGTCTGTTTATCTAAAAATGCTAATTTAGGTCCACGAATGCCCGCCTCTTCCACTGTAGCGAATGCCAATCTTGCTTCGGGAGATAGTTTTTGAAATTGTTTAATCTGATCATCTGCCAACTTGGCATTAAGAAAGTTTATACTTGTTTGGTCTCGAGCCGCTTGACTCTTTCCACCCTTCATACCAGGTTGGCCGAATGGTAGTGAGCCGCCAATTAGCGTACCCGAACCAACTGCCGCGCCAACGCCTTCCACACCTTCCCCCGCCGCATATGCTAATGCTCCATTCAATGCTCCTACAGATGCACCATTAACGAGTGAATTGAATGCTAGATCGGTTAACTTGGTAGCACCGCCAGCATGGGCCATGAGGGCGAGCTTGCGGAGTCTTGGTGAATCGGCAGTAGTGGCTAATCGTTGAAGAAATCTTTTCTGTCCACTGGTGGAGGATAAAGCGGATAAAGTTCTTTCTATCCCCCTACCCGTCTTATTAGCGATATATCCGAGTGCTTCTGCTCCGGTTAATAATCCAAGTCCTGGGACTTGCCCAGTTAAAGCTCCAGTAACTTGCGCCCCTAAGATGCCTGAACCGGCAATTTTTGGGTCTATAACTTTACTTGCAAGACCAGTGACTGCTGACCTTGGTAATGCGGCAACTTTCGATGTCAGCTCTCCAGCCTTACCTACTCCACCGGCAATCTTTGAACCCACTAAGGCTGATCCTTTGATCGCTTTTCTAGTCCCCGATGCGGCAAGTTTACCTGGAATGGATGCGACTTCGGATGCTTTGTCCAAACCTCTAGCTACTTTGTCCGCACCTCTGCTTGTCTTTGCCATCGCTTTAGATAACTGCACAAGCCTAGGTGAACGGGCGGCGAATGCTCCCGCCTTTGCCCCTGTTGCGACTGCCTTTGCTCCGAGAGATCCGCCCTTGGCTATTAATCCCGCTCCAGGTACAAGTAAAGTGGGATCGACAAAGTTTGCTCCAAAGCTGACAAAGTTTCTGCCCTTCTCATCGAATGTATCGAGCATGGCAGTTCTGACATTTTGATTATAGAGAAAGTTATCCTTATACCTCTCGTACTCTCTCCTCATCTCGTCTTCATCCGAGTAAAAGTTATCCATCGCCGCACCTCCTAGAGTTTTGGCGAATCTACCAAAGTCTTTTATTCCGACCTGAAATACTCCCTTTGCTTCTTTCAGTCCCACATCTCCGCTAAATAATTCACTGATTGCTTTTTTCCCTTCAGATGCCAATGCACCCGCACCAGTCATAAAGGACTCTGTGAAAGCGGCGGTCTTATCACCCAATGATCGACTATCCTCGACCTTCCTCCTTTCAACATATTCGGAGAATGATTCGGGGGTGGATGCCAATTCTTCGTCTAATGCTCGAAGTTCTTGTATTTTCTGCTCATAGGTCAATGGCATACCATCGTCCTCGGGGAGTCCGAGTTGAGCATTAAGAGATTTTAACTCGGCTAATTGTTCCGCTTGGGTTGCCATATTAAAGCCTATTATTGAGGGCCATAGTTAGGGACATTCGGATTATCCAAAGTCTGTTGCATCATTTTTCTTTGCTCCAGTAGTTTCCTCTTAGCTTGGATGGCATTTTCTAAATCTGCTGGGTCTATGGTATTGGCAGACTGTTGAGGTGAATTACCACCTTTTCTAGGGTCAAGTACATTATGGTTACCTTCCCCGTGAATTACATTATTATATGTATAGTTTAAAAGGTTTAAATTATAAGTTAATTCCTCAGCACTTAAACTCTGCTCTAAACTACCGAAAACCGATTGAAGCCCTTGCAATTCTTTATCTGATACATTTCCTAAAGCCCCGCCAGTTGGAGATGCTTCACGCATAGCTTGCAAATAATCAAATCCGATATTTGCTTTAATTGAGCCTAACCTTTCTTTCAATGATTTTGCATCAGTTCCAGGGATATTACTTAAATAAGAACCGATCCCCGTTGTAGTCTTAGGGCTTTTCTTAATTATATCTAAAGCTCTAAATATATTGTCCTCAACAATAGTTGGTCCCGCTTTATAATTCGTCTTTGGTGTTTCTAAATTAGATAGCTCAAACTCTGCTTTACGATTAGCTAAATCAAGTTTCTTTAATTCAGCCAATTCCATTGGAGTCATTGGTTTTGGAGCATCCTTCTGCCTAGACTGCATATATGCCAAAGCCCTTTCTTGAACAGCTGGAGACTCGTTTGCAAATTGAGCCATGAACCGATTGCTGGTCATTCCCATAACAGGCTCAGTCTGTTGAAGACTAGGATCTTGAAGCAATTCGTTTTTAAAGTTCTCTTGTGCTTCCGGAGTAGGTGCTAAGAATAGTGAACCTCTTTCTAATTCGTCTTGCCCAGCTTCATTTAATTTTCCGGTCGGTACTGGAGTAAAAAGTTTTTTCAGGAAATTATCCCGAGCCAAATCATCGGATTCAGTTTTTTCACGTTTCAAATCAAACAAATCAGCCGCTCTTTTTTCTTTTTCCTTTTCAATTAAACCTTCCTGTTGCGCGAGAAAAAAGTTCCGATCCGCATTCATCTTATTGATAAGAAGGCTTCCGAGTTCCTTATCACCACTTGCCGCCTTGGCCTCTTCGGCGGACAGACCAGCCTCACGATAAGCCCGCTCTCTTTGTTCCCTTTCCTGTTTATCCTTCTTCTTCTGATAAAACTTTTCGACTGCTCCACCAAGGGCATCACCGAATGCCTGATTAGCTTTCGCCTGTGCTTGGCCCGCCAAAAGTATGGGTGAGGAATCCACCCTCATTAACCCCGCCTGAACTGTATCTCCGATTGCCATAATATTAAAATAGTTTGTATCCGCCTGAACTCATTGTATTTCCTCCACCTCCTCGATATGTCCGTCTACCTCCGCCAAAATCTTGATTTTGCTGAATATTTGACTGTCCTAGCTAATTGCCTCCGACGATAGAACCGATCATATTCATAAATCCTTGAGCCGCTCCACTTGCCGCTGCTTCCTTGGCTCCATAAGTATTCGCTAAGTAGTTTGCTCGATTCGCATATTCTTGCATTCCGATGTTTACTCCGGCATCAGGATTAATTCGTGTAACCTGTTCCTGTGGAATACCGAACATGGATGCTCTCTCATTAAAGCCTTGTTGGGCGAAGTTCTGCCCGCCTCGAAGAAAAGATAATGGGTCCACGGATGTTGCCTGATTAAGACCAGCCGCATAAGAACCTAGTCCTTGAGCCTGTCTGCGATTGTCCGCTATAATATCTCTTAAATAATCTTCCCGACTCATCGCTTCAGCCGCTATGCCGGCATTATCCATCCCTCTTCCTCGAGCAACCAATCCCTCACGAGCGGACTGAGTTGCCCGCCTTCTCATTTCGGGAGATAAGTCGGTCATCTGAGCTTCCTGAAATGCCTGGTCAGCCAATTGATTCGCCTGTTCGACTCGTGCCTGAAGCAGAGGGTCGGATGCTCTTCTCGCCTGAGTGAAGTCAGCACCAAACTGATTTATCAAAGATATATCTGCTCCAGCCTGTCTCTCGGCCAAACGAGATCCAAAGTCCTGACCTCTTAAAGCAGATGCTTCAGCTAGGCTTGCCAATGGATCAGCGGCTCGCTGGGCGAGGTTAAGCTGTAAATCCTGATACTGTGGATCATACTGCTGGCGGACTCGAAGTAATTGGTCCTGAAGTCCTTCATCTGCCATCGCTCCGACATAATCCCTTGCGGATTTACCGGCATCAAATTCAGGTAAAGCGGGAGCATCTTTTCCTCCGCCAAATAATTTATTAATGAAGAACGATGGGACTCCCGAAGAGTTTACTGGCTCTCCAGCCCCACCGGCTTCCCTGAGCATATCCGCCTCGTCCTCGTTAATGTATGCCAATCCTTCCCCTTGTGGAGCGGCCATGTTTAGAAGAGTTGCCGCTTGTTTTAATGGGTCTTCAGGTGCATAGGATTTCATCCCTGATCCCATCATCTTTCCGCTTGCTCCGGACATTCTTAAAATTTCTCTTTCGGCTGGATTGATCATGGCTAATTCCTCGTCCTCAAGATTTTGAGCTTCATATCTTTTCATGGCCGCATCAAAGCCCGGATCTTTTACCGACCTCTCGGTGAAAATAACGCCTGAGTCTGTGACTTGTCGGCCGAACTGATCGGTGTATGTTTTTGGTGCGCCTAAATTTAAAAGCCTTTCTATGAGTCCGTAATTTTCGTATTCTTTCATAACTTAGTTTTTAACGAGTAGGATGTCGCAAAAGTGTGCGGTGAATGTAGATGCCCCAGCCTGTGCGAAAACAGTGACAGAGGTTGAATCAAAAGTTACCAACTGAAAGAATACAGTGGAGGTGGCATCACCAGTTGGAAAACGAGTGCTGACTATTATCTTATCAGGAATTCCACCGGTCCAAGCACTAGGGTAACTTATTGTATGTTGGGCTTCGGTTGTGATGCTTCCCGAACTGAATGCGTGAAAGGTTGGAAGCCCACTAATCGAATTATCGATATAAGCCTTAATACTTTGCTGGGTGGCAATTGAAGTATTTGAGTTGGATGCCATATTATCCTCATCCAAAATGGATACTTGTTCAGGGACTCCAGTTCCGGTTGTTGTTCGACCTATTACTTTGGATGTGGATATATTTTGAATCTTTGCGAGGGTTACAGCTGAATCTGTTATTTTGCCTGTCGTAACTGCATCGTTCTGAATTTTTGCCTCGATAACGGAGTCCGCCGCCAACTGTGTCGAGGTGATACCCAGGTCTTTTACTTTCAGCTTGCTCGAGGCAAGTGTTAAAGTTGAATCATCTGTCGTAGCACTGGCCGAGGTGAATGTTGCCTGATTGGCGATGTCGTTAAGTTTGGAGGCCGTTACCTGATCTCCGCTACTAAAAGTCTGTCCTGTTGTAATTACTCCCATTTTTTAATCTCCTATGAAATACTTGTTGTCGAACGATCCGTTATTCGTGCATCTATTTTGGCGGCTCGAAGATAGGGTCTGCCCTCTGTTGGTTGAAAATCTGCCTGAATCCCAAAGCCTCTTTTTCTGATCCCCAGTCTGATCGATGAGTCTTCATTGGCCGGTAAGGTTGAACCAATCAGAGAAGAGACCAATGTGGACGAAGTGGTTGAATCGGGGTCTTCCGTTATGAAACTGATGTTACCATCCGTAATTGTTTCCTCACCGCTCTTAATATGAAACTCTGCACGGCTGAACATTTTACGATCCAATTGATCGGCATCGTATTGTCGAGTGGTAATCTGAGAGACTACTGGTATTGTCTGAGAGACCGCTTGGCCGGCAGTCAGCGAAACCACATCCCCGCCCTCAAATCCATCCACTTTATGCACCCCGCCTTCTTCGGTGGATACATATAAAGAATTTTGAGCGCCTTCCCGACCGACTAATAATTCACGAATTGCAAACTCGGTTGAATTAACTGTGTCAATGCTTTCAAATCCGCCGTTTATGAAATTGTAAACAATTATAGTATTAAGTTTTGTGGCATTGCCAGCACCCACTGACGAATCAATCGGCAATGCAATCCAATATCGGTTGTTGAAATAAACTGCACAGCTTAAATGGGCATAGTCCTGATTTATTCGGTCGATATAAGGCTGTATGGTTTCGGATATTGGTGTGCCGGTTCCCCGTAAATTATATTCATCATGGAATGTCACAGAATAAATCCCTTGGTCAGATAAAAACATTATTTGATTTGCCACCTGAACCACTGACTTTCTAGCCGAGCATCCGATTTCGGTGGTTACCACATTGGATTTTACATCAGCTAAAGATCCGCTGATTCCAGTCATCAGATGAATGGATTTTCTGTTAAATATTACCAGGCTATCCTTGGTGAAGGGAGTAAGCTGAACTGTGAAATCACTTTGTCCGGCAGTCGGTCTGAACTGATTTCCGATTACATCGAATGTATTAAAATCCATGATATCCGATGCCACGATCTCATCTCTTATTTCTCTATCTGCTGGCGTAGTGGCCGAAGTGTACCAATATGGGAGCCATAGCCTTCTTTCATGTACAACGCCCCAAGGGGCGGCGGGCTGATGAATAAATCCTTTTCCGATGGCCAATGGTTTATTGACTGTTAAAGATTTTGATTGTCCAACTGAGACATTTGCGACTTCTAAATTAAATGTAAACTGGTTATTTGTTGGCACTCCAGTAACTCTGACTTTTTGGTCGGCAAATAAATCGAACGGGCTTGTGCCTGACTGAATAGTTAAGTTATCCCCGACCGACAGGCCGTGCGTACTAGGTGAAATATCCATCGTCACCACTCCATCCTGTGCCACTGCGGTAGTATCGGTAAGATATACCGGTGCGGTATAAGTCCCATTTGCCACTTTAGTAAAATCGTCAAAGTATTCAACCTTCGCACCCGACACATTAAAAGTAGCAGTCTGTTCGGTCTCTTTAGTTACTGTAAAACTTGTTAAAGATACAACAGTTTTAACCTGGTAACAGTCATTGGGATTTTCCGTATAATTTCCAAATCCGCTAAGAGTTACAAAATCATTTACCACTCGATTGTGATTTGATGATGTATTAACTGTAATTGTATTTGCAGTCTGAGAGGCAGAAGATACTTCGATCAGATTTACTTTAGGGGATGCTTCGAGGGTTGTCTGATTTGTCCGAAAGATAAACATCTTACCGAGTCCCTGAGTTAGGTTAACAGGTCCATCCACGGACTCCCCACCTCCGTCATACCGGCATTTAAAAAGTGCGGAGTCCTTCAAACGAAAGATTATACAGACTGAATCGGTTGCAGTTAGAATATAATCATCGGAATCGGATGCCGCATCGGAGAAAACTGCCGATCCGAATACCTCATTCACTCCATCATCGTTGAGGGTAAAGTTTAAAGTGGTTGAGATTGCAGTCCCAGCAGAAACCACGGATGTGTTCCCTACTCCCTCGCCGTTAATACTGAATACAGTATCACTTCCAGCGTTAGCATAAGTAATGGTTTTAGTCGTAAAATTTACCGAAGCTAAAGTCTGTGTTCCGTTTGCCGAGGAGTCCAGGTCGGCCACATGAATATTATCCCCTGGTATAAAAGAAAGCGATGGAGTTTCATTCAAAACAATAGTTACAACTCCGCTGTTTCTTTGAGCCGTTTGAATAGTGTACGGCAATCGAATTGAATTTGCACCCGATGTGATTGCTCCAAATAAAGTGGATAGTCCTTTGCGGGGTTGCCATGTCCCATCATCGTTCATTCGGCCATTCTTCGACAGGGCAACCTCACCAGGCTTCAACTGGTTTGGACGAAGTCGGGCATTCATCCGTAAGAAGAATGTATCTCCTTCAGTGATGAATTTATCATCGAGCTTTCCATATGAACGATACCGGCTCATTTCTTTTTTACCTCCTGGTAAAGTTTTATGGACATATAGACCAATGTCACCAGTCCGACCGCTATTCCAATCATGGAGTCAAAGGTGGATAGACCAAATGTGGCCGCCGTCCCGCTCATTCCTAATACTGATGCTCGATCAATCATCATCTGCGGGGGGATGGCCCAAAATAAAATCCCAAAATACAGGGGAGGATCGTGAGGTTTCCCATAAGGGAGATGTGTCCAGTAGAAATTGTGATTGGGTCTTGGCTGGCTGGCCATGAGACAATGCCGAAGAGGAACTCGGTCCTACCTTCGCCGTTTGCATTGGTAAAGGTGACGAGTTCTTGGGTCGGGAAGAGTGTACACAGGACAATACAAGCACACATGGAACTAACGCCAATAGTCGCCAATAATTTTCTCGTCTTTGAAGCCGTTTCTGCCTGGCCTGAGTTTGCAATTTGCTCTTGTAGTTTAAGAAAGTTTTCATTTCCCCTACTCTCTCGAGCCATCTCCATATCATACTTTTGCTTGCGGCTCTCAAAGACCATACCAAACACGCCTTTAAGGATCGCACCCATCGCTGTACTACCCCCGCCGGTAAGAAACATTGCAATAAGTTCACCCATTTCATTTCCTCTCCATCTTCTCGAAGATTTTCTTAATATCTTCCCGCCGGTCCTCGCAGACTTTAGTCAGATGATCGATGTCCTTAATTTGTCCGGCATGGGAGATTTCTATTTGTCGAACCCGTTCCTTCATGTCATCAATCTCCCACTTATTACGCTTGATAAAAAATGCGAGGATGGAAAGAGCGACCCCCAATCCGGCAAACATATAGTGTGTAATATCCATGTCACCTTGCGACTCCGTACCTTAATTGCTCTAATAGTTCTTCTTGCTTGTTTGCCTGTTTTTCTAAAAACAATAGTCGCATATTCTGCTCGGCATCGTCAGGTAATGCGCCCAACTCACCCCTTGGCCATTTGACTCTGAACTCGCTGTTCATATCGACCTCGTGGTGAATGCGGACATTTTCATTTCTAAGGTCATCAATGTCTGATTTGATTGTGACAAAGGAGTAGACTGCAACCGCCACGGCAGAAATAGTTTTCAACATGAAAGCGACATTCGCCTTCACAACTGAATCCTCTCCTATCGCCTCTTTTTCCTCAGTTGCCATTACTCAGGATCAGGTGGATTCCATTCGTCTGTGGCTAACACTTCTAATATTTCAGAGTGTGTGTATTCGGTCTTACCACTTAAAAATGAGGGTTGGTCACCTTCGTACTTAACAAATGTTTTAGTCTTATCGACTGAGTACCTTAGTCCTGTTCTCTTTTCTAAAACTTTACTAAAATCGACAGAGTCAACTTCGTCTGAATTTATTATACAGTATTTTTTCATGGTGTGTCCGTTGAATATGTCGCACCACTTGCGGTTGCCGCAAAGGTACTTGTGTTAATTTGATTTTTTATTGCATCAATGGGATTGCCATTTCCAGCAGACCCTCCGCCAGATGAGGTGTCTCCATTTACATCGCCAAATCGATACCAAACATTTGGAGCAGTAGACACCACCGAACTGTCCTCAAGGTCGCTTGAATTACGGTCACTATAAATTTTGTCAACATCCGCAGACACATCACCTGTCCATATTGCCATCTCATCGATCAGACCATCAAAGCGTTCACTCCCATCACCTCGCTGACCGATAAACATATTATACATTTGGGCAGGGGTTTGCGGTAAAGTTCCGGCTGCACTCCCAGACGAAGCATTTGAGCCTGTTGCCTTTGTTCCATTTAGCCAAAAGTCATAGCCAGCACCCCCACTATTAGTTTCTGACGATGTTTGCCAAGACATGAAAATATGATTCCAAGAACTTGCTGAAATAGTTATTCCTGTTCCTACATAACCGAATGCCCCTGTGTTATTCGATCCGTCAGTATAAGTAGCTGAAATTACCTCGTTTGTTAAATATGAAGTAATTAGCCCCAATCCAATTGGTCTGCGATTTGATGTAGAAAATGTAGTCCCCCCGATAACCACCATATCGCCATTCGATGATGATGTAATATTAGCGACAGGTTTTAGCCAAACGGATAATGAGCCAATTGAAAGTCCTCCCAGGTTAACTGTAATTTCATCGTCAGTTCCATCAAAACTAGCTGAAAAACCATTAGCGAATGGTGTAGTCGTAATATCACCTTCAATTGCGTACGCATCGGATGCGACAGGAACTATATTTAACACAGCATACTGACCAGCCGTCGTGTTAAATGAATTATACCCATAAAGTGTCACACCTGACCCGGCCACGACTGAAATTTGACCAGCACCGCCTTGAGCCAAAGTGCAATTAAAACCGTCGGATAAAGTACTCGGCAAAGTAACTGTTATGTTTGCGACATTAGTCATAAATATGACTTTCCCATTGTCCGAGTCGCTCAAAGTGCGTGAAGTGGAAGTATCTGCAACGGTGGAGCGGAATGCTGAAGTAATACCTGTTAAATTAGAACCATCTACTGCTGGCAATTGAGCTGAACCATTTAACTGCACAACATTGTTTGCACTTGTACCTACATTTAAAGTTGCCGTTGTACCTAATCCTAAATTTGTCCTGGCAGTCGATGCGCTATTTAGATCGCTTAAATTATTGGATGCCCGCAAATTTCCGACATTCGCCAAATTTACGATATTTGCGAGTGATACCTTTTTCGTGGTTGCAGTTCCGCTGACATCGACAATTGGTACGACATCGGTGGATGCGGGTGTGCCTGAAAAAGAAGGTAATGCGGTTATCTTTTTATTCATTTTCTAATTGGGTTAAAATTCAAATTCTAAGTAAGATCCATCTTCGGTCTGTAGGAATGCCCGTGATTCTGTCAGCAGTGCATTGTTGACAATTGGGACTGGTCCGACTGCGTTGTCCGCATCGGTGTCACCTATAAGAAGTCCTAGACAGTTAAAGGGCATTATTCTTTATAGGCTAGACAGGCTCCACTCGCTAAAGTGAAGCTGGTGCATTCGCCGTAAATTACCTGACCCTGTGCGAAGGATGTTCCGTCCGAAATCAGAGCAGATACATTCTCTACCTTACCGGTGTATGCCGAAAGAACGGAGTCCTCGGTGAATTGAATTGATGTAAAATTGCCAGTGTGGGCCGCTGTATCATTGGCGTATAAACTTCCGCCGGCTCCCATAGCATTTCCGATATTTACTGATCCTAGTCCCATAATTATGTAGTAGTTAAAATGTTTACTCCAAAGCTGTAGCTCGGATATGTATTGACCGAGATTTTATTCATCCCCTCCAGCCTCTCGACTCGGTCGATTTCGAGGGCTAAGGTTTCTTCTGCCATCTGCTCCTGTTGGACCGCTTTTTCCAATTGGCCATCTGCCTTGTAAAAATCAGCAACAGTTGCGAGTAGTAAGTATCGCTCGAGGAATCGTGGAAGGGTTGAAGTCTCCCCTACTCCATCCCCATAGCTTGACGGGGTTACCTGGTTACCCTGAACGAAAACAGATGTGTCATTAGCATCCGCTTTTAAAATTAAATACCCATTGATCAATTGATATTCCAATTTGATCGCCTGGCGATCTGCCAATGGGTTTTTATTGAAAACCGCAAAGACATCCATGATGTCAGAGTCGTTATCAATCTGAACTGCTTTATCTGCAACCAATGGCGAGGTAATTGCCGCCACTGATTTTTCTTTCAGTGTCATCAATTCCGGCCATTGAGCCCGTGTCCATGCTCCCTTGACCCGATCATTTAATGAGTTCTTAAATGCTGTTTCCTCGACCGAAAGTAAAGAGTCCACTCCGATTGCGGAAGTGAATCTATTTTTAAGCTCGGTGTAGGTTACAGTTCTCACGATCCAATAACTGTCTCAGGATTCTTTTTTGCGAAGTCACGGCGATATTCCGAATCGGACATACAACCAGGTCGCTCCTGTTCATGCCTTAAAAAAGTAGCGGAATCGATTGCGGAAACTAAACGAAAGTCACCCAAACCTTTTACCTGTTGGGCGGCCTTGCGTGTTTCCAATGAGCGTTTCCGATAGCCGGCTTTTTCACGCTCGGCATCCCGCTCAACTTTTTTCGATAAGTAGTGGGCCATCTCCTCACCGGACATTCCACCACTTCTTTTCCCACCTTTTACTATGATATTAAGACTCATATTTTAAAAAGAAAAAAGGGGGACCGAGCTAACCAAAAGAAACTCGATCCCCCCACCACACTAATCAAATATAGATGAAAACTTAAACTATACTGCCCAATGCTCTCGGGTTAGTTACCCTCAAGGTAAGCATCGCCTCAGAGAAGGCCCGTTTTCCAGCACCATTGTCAGGAAGATCCTGAATTGTGATACCTTCCAAGAATTTCAAGCTAACAGTGTCATCACCTGGTATTAAGTAACCACGATCTGTGTTAACTGTACCCTCAACTGTATCAGTACCACTTGCAGAACCATCCACACGACCTAAGAAGAGGTCCGGTATGATGTTTATCGTAGAGTAGTCAGATACATAAGTGAGGATCGAACGAACAAGAGTTTTACCACTTACATCCTGATCGAAGCTAAAGTTACCATCAGCAACTGTTGAACGAGTGTAATCAGTAATTTTGTTCATCACTGCTGGTCCACAGAAAAGGTTATATGTACCTTTAGAACCGGCGGCAGTGTAAACAGCTTGAAGCAATCCACGGAAAGCAGATTCAGTCAAACTAGCAAGACTTACACGGGAACCACTTACTGCACGGAATGCTTGTTTAGCACTTGTGTCGAAAGTATTTCCAGTCGCAGTCGGGTCAGACCAAATACCAAGTCCACACATCTTAGCGGCGGCAGAACTTGATCCAACGGATTGGTCGTTACCTGATCCGATGCCAGTCTCGATTGAGCGTTTTAACTGCAATAAACTTTTAGCCTGTGAAGCGGCAAAAAGAGATCCGCCAGGAGCGACATCGACCATCTCAGCTTGTCTTGATACTGCGAACAAATCACGGAAAGTTTGTACCCGGTTTCCGAGCCTTTCACGAGTATCTATTAAGTTTGCAAAAGTGCTTCCACCAGCAGAGAGTGTCAAATCAACGCCATCGATAGTTCCACCGATTTCGGGATTTGCAAGTGAGTCGACCAACCACTCATTAAGAGTTGCCTTTGGAGCGGCGGATTGGGAAAGCGTAGAATACAGAGGTGTTTCTGTCGGTTCTACAGTCTTTAAAACATTTTCGAGGTTGGTTTGAGCGCCTTTATTGGCGGTTACATTATAAGATGTTGCTAGAGCCATTTTCTTGAGTCCTTATTTTGAAGTTTTATAAATTTTATTCCGCTAGAAATGCGGCTAGATCATTTTCCGAGAGTTGTTTACGCTCCAAAATCTTTTGTTTATTTGCAGTCTTTCGAGTGGCTGAAGTTTGAATCGGTGGGCTTGAATCACCCATCGTTGGGGGAGGTGCTTTGGCTACCTTCTTGGCTTTCGGTTTGGCCGTCTTGGCCGCCTGATCCGCTTTAATCGCTTCCACCCCTCTTACGAGTGTGGCCGCTATAAAGTCGCCATTCGGTAGGGAGTTCAGAACATTTGCATACTGACTTTTTAACTGGTTAAAAACGCCACGGCGTTCTTCAGCTTGGTCGGTATCCACTTTGTCCGAAACCCACGGATGAGCATTAATGGTATCCTGTTGCCATTGTGCGGCTGACTGAAGATATTGCGCCCTTTCGGGGATCTTCTCGGTCAGGTATTCGTCTGCCTGTGTAAGAATGTTTCGGATATCATCATCCGAATACTCTCTCCCATCGACTTCCACAAAGTCCTTGCCTATGTGATGAAGTGCAAACTTCTTGGCGGCAAGTGCTTCCTTTCGTAAAGTTTCCAATGACTGAAAGTCATTTACTTCATCCAGGGCTGGCTGACTGGGTTCCGATTGCTTCTGCGGATTGGATTTTAAGGCTTCAATCTGAGCTTGTAATGCTTCGGCTGTTTCTTCGGCGGTCTTTGCTCGAGCAGTCAGTTTATTGACTTGTTTAAGCAGTTTACCAACAGCTTTGGGCGGTTCAGCTTCGTCCTCTGTTTCCTCTCCCTCTTCAGCTATCTCCTCCGTTTCCTCCTCCTCTGATTCCTCAGACTCGGTTGACTGTAAAAGAACATCTTTATCCTGGTCGGTATCTGCATCTGCGGTTGTGGTCTCGGGACCAGGTTCCACTTCAGATTCCTGTTTCGCTTCACTCTCCTCAACTTTATCGACAAACGATGCTGTCAACTCTTCGAGGGTCGTAATGCTTTGCGTTGGTTGTATTTCTGCTTCCGTTGTTGTACCCGAAGCCTCGGTCAATTCTGTATCTGCCATGTTTTCTGCGTTTAAAGTTCGCACTCTTGCGTTAATCTGCACATCGATATGATGCACCGATTAATATTTTACATGGGGGTCGGAATAATTTTCAGGAAGTTTTAAATATTTCCCAATTTTCCCTAAACTTCTCGTGTTTGGCTTTTGAGTCCTTTACATGGGGATAGACGGCGATTGTTACAGCCCCATCAATGGCCATGCACGGAATTAGATACCAAATCCGAATGTCATCGCAGTAGACTGCCACCACATCGACCTTTGTGCAGTCGAGGGGCTTCTTTACGGCACGGCCAGTGGTACATGAAATTTGTACCGCCGAATAGCCCGAGTTTTATCGCTTAGTTTAGCTTTTTCAGTCCCTTTTATCTGTACATTAAATTTTTTACCGGCCGCATTTACCACAATGCAGTCTTGTGGTAAGTGATCACCGAGCGGAGTGAATACTTCGAGGCCGTGCCTTAAAGCCTGAGTAAAAAATTCCTGTTCGTAGATATATCCAAGTCGTTTAGTCATCTAATGGGATGTCAGATTCAAAACCAACAACATCCTCATCCAGCCATTCCTCGACATCGTCGATAGCAATTTTAGCAAGTTCCATATCATCGATATCGCTCTCCTCGATCCAACGATCAAGTAAAGCACGATGAGCATTTTTAAACTGCTGGTGGGGTGTCAGCTTCGGCATTTTCTAAACTTTCTATGATGCGAGTAAGTCCAGCGATCTCTCCCGACAGACGGGCAAGTTTTTGGGGATTATCCACATGGGTATAGTCCTGAAAATCGACCAGGCACATATCCCTTTGCTCTTCGATAAATTCTTTTACGACTAACCATTCAGTCTGTTCACCCAGTCCAGCGATTGCATCTGCTAATTTCATTTTTTCTTTTTCTTTCTTACAATTGTTTTTACATTTGTAGGCTTGCCTCCAACTCCTTGAGGTTTGGATCGCTTTCGGCGAACCGCAGATGCTTTCTGTGACTTCGTCATTGTAGCCGCCTTGGCCTTGGGTACGCATTTGGGGTAACCTTTCCTCTTAGTACTCGCTTTCTTTCGGCCACAGCTTGGATGTCCACCGCCTTTTTTCTTTCGGCCAATGTCCACCCATTCCTCATTAAACCAATCCTTGAGGCTCATTTATATTTACCACCTCTTTTTTTATAGGTCTTAACTAACCAGGCATTCGCATAGGCTGATGGATAAACATCAAACTTCCGTTTGGCTTCCGACTTTACCCTCGAGTAAAGAGTTGAGTTTGTCGGTGTGGGTCTTTTCTTTTTTGCTACCATTTTACTTTATTCGCCCAATAGGCGGCTGATGTTTTACCTCTCGCAATGTTTTTACTATGACGAGCTTTGAACGATGCCCGTTTTTTCTTCATTGCCTGACTCTCACCCTTCTTTGGTTTACCAGCAGTCTTTGCACCTTGTTGGCCGAAACGAATCATTTTATCCTTTCCATCGTCTTTAACTAAAACCACATGAGATTTAGTCGGATGGTTTGGAGTCCGCTTCGGTTTTGAATATCCGGCGAAAGTAATCCCTCGGTAAACCTTACTCACTTTTTCTTCTTGAGCATTTTTTTCTTAGCGGGAGACATTTTCTTCCGACCCATTGCTTTAGCTTTTTTAGACGGCCTTCCGACCTTCGATCCGTATGTTCCTTTTCCGTATGCCATAATATATTTCTTTTTAATTAAGCGGCTACTGATGTGCCAGGTACATTGCCGGGAGCTGTACCGAGTTGGCCAATTAGTGCGTTCTTTTGTTGCATTTGCATCATTTCGAGCTGTCCCGCATATGTCTGAAGCCTCTTGGCGAAGTTCTCGTCCTCTTGCATACGCTGTTGAACATCTTGAGCCGGTATTTCGGGAGTACCTTCAAGGAACTCTCGAAGCTTTTGTAGACGAAGTTGAGAATTTACACCCTGTTGTGGTACATTAACTACTTGTCCCGATGAAATCTTGGCAATGTCGGCTGAAGTTTCTTGGATCTCCTTGTCAGTTGCCTCTTCAACTGGGGCGATTAATTGACCGGCAAGATTAGGATCAATAGCCTCTAGCACTTTACGAAGGTATACATCGAAACGGGCTTGCCCAGATCGGTCATACTGAGACATTAATTTACCTACTGTATCAAGCTTCTGAAGAACCTTCTCTTCATCCTGGTTCATACTGTTCCATGTAATATTAAAATCATAAACCTCGGCAGTCTCATCCAACATGAGCATGGCTCCTTGTTCATTATTCGTTACCCGAAACCAAATTTGTGGTCCGCCGTAAGTCCGATCCAAGCACCATACACGATTTAAAATCTGTTTGAACCCGTTGAGCCATTGGTTTACGAGGTGCTGTCTGATGCTGTTTGCCTCAACTGCGTCTTCGGCTGATGTTGCTCGACCGGTTATCTTGTTGGCGAGTTGTCTTAACTGCATCTCCACCTCCATCGAGGCGGGGGAGTAGCGGGGGATCTCAACGAATCCAAACTCTCCCCTTCTGCGAACTGGAATCTGCGCACCCGGCCCGATCCGTTCGGGCTTACGGCCAACGACATATTCTGCGGCTGGCATTGTGCTCATTGAGGCACGGTCACGCCGACTATCGAGTTCTGTTTTCACGGCCTGTTGGTAAGACTTTAAAAGCTCGGGATATCCTCGGGAATCAAGTAAGCGGTGATTTAAGTTTTCCCTAGTTATGCAGACAAAGGGATAGCGACCTTCATCGTACTCCATCGGACTATGAAATCCATGCCCTTCCGCCTCATCTGCCCAACAGGTAATCGTGCAAATAGGTACATCGTCTTCATCCAATTCCTTACGATAAGTTGTAATTACTCGAACCATGCCTTCGTAATCCTGTGTCCCGTAAAAATTACCGGTATCGTAGGACATAAGGTCCGAACTGTAACTTTCATCCGCATAAAAACCTTTCGAGTTCTCTATCAGTTCCTCAATCCATTTTTTATCCCATCCCTCATTGACCTTCTGCATGAGTGCTTCAGGAGAATAATAATGAATGCAGTGGATGCTTCGGGCAGATTCCAAATCAATTACATTTGAATCGATGATTATCTCCCTTCCCAACTCATAAGCCTTAATAGCTGGGCGATTAACCACCGCCTTTTCTGTCGGAACTTTGGATACTCCCTTATTCCTAAGCTCATTAAGCATCTTCCGAACTCTCCGCTTTTTCAAGTTAGGGAATAGCGGAAAGAACATCTCCTCAACTCCCTCTTTCATCTCAGGGTCCTGGATTGCCATTGCCAGCTCGGGCGACATCTGTGCTATTTCCTCAAGGGTTATATCCTTAAATACTCGAGTGGTTTCCCTCTTCCAATAAGTGCCGAAAAAAGTGATTCCATTCTGCAATAAATAATTGGCTCCGATGGCGGCTTCCCGAGGGAGTTCCGTCATTGAGTTCATCCGCCACTTTAAAAACTCGCTCACCATCTTTGCACTGCCAATGTCGGAACTTTCGACGGGAGCGGCTACGAGGTTTGCCTGTGACAGCGATTGCGAAAGAAGGGCTACATCCCCATCGATTAAAGGATTAACAAGTGATGGCTCGAGATCAGAGCTGCCGTCCCAAGGGAAGGCTTCCGGTCCATTCTTCTTTCCGCTTCCATCCTTGCCCGCCCATTCATTGAACCGGCACTCCCTGGCCTCTTCAGCCTTATCCATCCAAAAGGACAGATTTGCTTTCGCATCATTAAATTCATGCTTAATCGCATCTACATCAGGGCCTTTCTCATCAAACTCCTGTACTTCTAATCCACTACCTTCACTCATTGATTTTCCATTGTAACATTATTTTTTTAAGTTTTTTCAGTGCCTCTTTTTCCACCCTGTGAACCGCCACTATTGGCACTCCGATAAATTCGCTAATCTCCTTGAGCGTGTACGCTTTCGGGTCTCTTCCCGAATCCATTGCCGCCAAGCCCTCCTCAATGACCATCTCTCTGAGCATCGAATCGATCCTCTTTTCCGTCTGCTCATACGATTCGATACAGATCATCCTCGACCTTTTTAACTAAAACCTGACTCTTCGGTGGGCGGTTGTCCTGAGGCCGCTTAACGCATCGAGCAACCCCCTCCCGATCATCAAAGTATATCAGCATTAAGCGAGGATTGGGGACCAGTTTAAGCACCCTCGCCATAACTGTCTCCGATTTAGCCGGTAAATCCTCATCCTTTGCAGATTCCTTCCAAAATCCAATGCATGTCCCCTTTGGGATGCCCGTCTGCTTAGTTATCTTCGCCCAGCTTATCCCGCTTTTACGAAGCTCAACCACTTCCTCACGCTGTTCCTCGCTCCACTTTCGATTTGTTGCCATTTAATACGATCCTCCACCGCTTGAAATTAATTCCTCCTCGTGAAAATATTCAAAATTGCCGATGCAAAAATATCTACATACATCAACAAAATCTTTGGAAAAATCCTTCAAGTTTCCAGGACTATATGCCTGAAGACAGCTTATGAGATTTTGGCATTCATCCGAAAACATCAATTTAGGATGATTATCCAATCCCATCTCCTTTTCCCGATCCCATGCGAGTAAATTATTGATCGCCTGAAGACCCGTCTCGATGTCCAATGCTTCAGCGGGCTGAACAATAATATCTTCATCCGCCAAATCATCGATAATGTTGGAAGATCCTTCCGCCTTTTGATAACTCGCCGCCCCTAAACGGGGGTCAATCACCCGAATTACCTCACTGTCCCCACATATCTTCTCCATCCTCCTAATCTCATCTGCGTAATCCTTCAACCCGTACCCGTTCGGTTGGGCCGCCTCGCCAGCGGATAATTTATCCTTTGTGAGATCAATCCATCCTCCCCATGTGTCAAAATCAGGAAATTCCTTTACCGCCCAAGCAACCCCATGCGGATCGATTGCAAATAATACCATTGTCCAGGGCTTTGCTCCCGCCGGATCAATCGATAATACCCAGTTTGCTTCCGAGAAATCGGGGAGATTTTCGGGGGATACGAAGTTACGGTCCGAGAGAGAAGGAAATATTGCCCTAGACTGCCTCACAGGGACTCCATACGCCCGACATAATATTGTCTCCCGCTTCTCCCCCTCCAATTGATTCTTCATCGCCGCCCAACCGCCAAAGGGATTCGCCGCTGTATGAAAATACACAACAGAACTGGCTTTGCGGATGGGTTGTTGAACGAGGGGGACTTCCTCGCCGTCCAATAGGTCCGCTTTCGTTGACTGGATGGTGCGGGCACCCGTGAGCATTGATTTGACTACACTGTTCCATCCGTCAACGGCGGTGAAGCTGATAATTCCCTTACTATTTCGGGTCACTGTCCTAAAACGAAGTGTGTTTACCCATGACATCGGCACTAATTCGTCTGCCCAATATCCGATGTTATGTGTTCCATCGACTGGATCTTGCGGTGAACCAATCTCTCCACCCTCAATTGTGCTGATATCCTGGGACCAGTTACGGAAAATGCATTCCGAGCGGTTAGGTAAAGTAAACTTTCCGGCAGTAAAGCCATTCCGAAGTGAATACATAACATATCCAACCTTACCACGGCCTAGGGATTTCAGTTCTTTAGGTAAATATTTAAATATTAATTTCTGCTGAAATTGAATGCTGTTAGCTGATGTCTCTGTTAAGCACCAAATAATAGTTCCAGGGTTTTCAACGAGGGATTGAACTACTCGCTTGGCCGCCCATTCCGATTTGCCAGCCCTATTCCCTCCCATAATTAGGATTTCAGAATGTTCTTTAAGCTGATCGTCTGCCCGCTTCCAGGTATCCAGTTCAAAGCCATATCTATAAGGATCATCCTTTTCGAGCTTGATCGCTTCTTCCCTCTTCTCCCAGTATGCGAGGATTGATTCGGGGGTCATCGACAGCATCTCATCGGAGGTTAAGGCTGGTAAGGCTGGATGCGGTGTCCATGAAAGTGGCATAGTTCTATTTTATCAGATGGATTGGCGAGTGGTACACTTGGTGAGGCAATTTATTTAAATTAGTGAAATTTTGTTCGGACATCCTGATAATCAGGGGGTTAAGATTTAATCCTCACATATTCTCACATATGCTAACATATGCTAACATGAGCTAACACTATGTGGAGCAATGTGGAGGAATACGTGGAGCAATGTGGAGCAATTTGTGAAAATTTTTTCATGGGCTACAATCGGTCTCGGTGACCGGCGGGCCGCCCGATCCGACCCCCCTCCCCCCCTGTTGGCGATTGACTGATATAATTTTACAAACTGCACGATTCATTTGCGTTTTCATAAAGCATTAATAATCAGCTATTTAATATTTACACTAATTTCGTGCAAGAATGATTATGTCTAATTCTCCTTGACTGATTTCTTATTGAGATTACTTTCTCAATTGCTTGCACC